ACGCTCACTGCTTTTTCGTCCAGTGCAATGCCTTCGCCATCGCGCTCGTGCTGTGTCTGGATGTACTCACTCACAGCAGTCATCATGCCTTCGATCTTGGCCAACTTGGCTTGTACCCATTCTGGCAAGTCTTCTTGATTGCTCAGGATACGTTCCATTTGACGAGCATTGCGCACTATGGTGTGGATCTGGTCCTTGGCCATGTCGCCTTCGTTGCCGTATTCGCCTTCATCACCAGCCATTGCGCCAGGAGCCATGCCATCTGCGCTTTCACCATAGGCCAGCTTGCTACGGCGTGTGGGTCCTTTGGCGCCGATCTTGCGACCTGTGCCTGCTGGACGACCACGCTTCTTGGGCTCTGCGGATTGACCTGTACTGACTTCATCATCATCTTCGGGTTCGTCACGCTGTGCTGAACCGCCATAGGCCTTGCCTGCTACGAAACGAGCACGTGGCTTTTCTGCTTGGCGCAGTTTGCCTGCTTCGCGACGCTTGTCCATCAAGTCATCAATACGACCTTCGTCGGCAGCTGGTTTCTTGTTGCTGCCATGACCACTAATGGCTTTCTTCATGGCAGTGGCTGCTACGTCGCCTAGCACTTCGTCGACTTCTTTCTTGGCGCCGGCACTCTTGTCAGCGAAAGTGATCTTGTCTTTGGGTTCAGCCAATGCAGCAAAGCTCTTTTGCTTGGCTGTCATTGGAGCACTACCTTCTTCTGCCACGCTCTCGGAAGGATGACGCAGTTTGTTCAGCACAGCACCAGCGATTCGCTTGCCTTTTTCGCCACCACCCGACTTGGCAGCGATCTTGGCAAAGTTCTTGCCTGGCTTGCCTAGGTCTTTGCCAGCGGCAGCATCTTTGGCACTGTAACCACCAGTGGACTCTTCCATAGATTCATCGTACTTGTTGTATTTGTCACGAATTGGATCCAATGACTTACCCTCACGACCAGCTTTGGCCAATGCCTCCATGCCTTGTTTGCCATACTTTTCATAGCCTTTGGCTGCACGGCTCATGTCGCGTTCGTTGAGTTGCTGATGTTTGACTTCAGGCGTCTCACGAATGCTGTCCAGCTTTTTGTTCAAATCGTAAAAAAATGTCATTTCTATTATCCTCGGGGTTGTGCGCCAGTGGCTGGTCGCGCTGGTCTTTTGATATTGCTGATGGGGCTCTTGGTGCCCTGTGGCAACTCATTGGTGGTCTTGGCAGGAGGTGTTTTGCCCCCAGCCACGGTAAAATCGCTGCGGTATGCATTCTTCAACACTGCATGATCATATGGATTGGCTGAATAGTCTTTCTTCAAAGCCTTTTGTTCAGGAGTATCAGCAGGATAGTCTGTGTCATCCAACAGGTCTTTGTTCTCATCTGCGATACGCTCGTATTCTCTGACCAAGCCATCTTCGTGGCGTGCTGTGAGCATGACGATGTCATTGGGGTTCATACCCAATAACTGTGCCAACTGTTTGACCTGGGGCTCGATAGCTGGGTATCGGAAGCTCACATCAAACATGGCCACTGGCATGTTCTTGTGGTTGGGGAAGTCCGTGGGAATGATCTGCACCGGAGTGGTTTTGATGTCACCCATCTTCACTGGATCAAACTGATCCAGTTTATTTTTCAATTCGCGAACGAACTCTGTTGAAGGATTACCGCACATTTTAATGCGATAATCATAGGTTCTTTCGCTTTCTGCGAGGTATTGTGCGAATGGTTTCATTGTTAAGTTCCTGTGATATATTTATTCAGATTGCGCTTTTTGGTTCTTGCCCAGTATATGATCCAGCAGTTCATTGCGGCTCATCACATGGCCTTGCCCTTGTTGCGCTGGTGTTCCGGCACCACCAGCTTGCTGTTGATCCAGTCGACTTTTCTTCAACTGCAAGTCAATCATCTTTAGTTTTTTATCCAGTTTGGCAGTCTTGGCTGTGATCGCATGTCCCAACATATTGCTGGCCACACCGAAAATCTCAGCAGCAAATCTGCTGTCCACTTGCATGCCTAAATCCATGAGATCATTGTAACTGTGTTTGGCTAGATCCGCCAACTCATCCATTTCTGTGTCTGATGCATCCAATCCTCGCACTGCTGGCAGCGCAGAATCTATCTTGTCAATGGCAGCATCTATGCTCTGTATAGTGACACGATTTTCTTCTAACGCAGGTATCGCAGCATCAACTTCCGCTGCGGTCGGTGGGAGATCAAATAATTCTTCGAGCTTTCTGGTCATGCCATATTTAGTGGCTATTTAGACCCATTGCGAAACATATCGTCTTCGGTGATCACACGAAACGTGAGATTGTGTTTGCGGCAGAACTTTTGGGCAGCATCCCATTTAGCGTAGTTTATTGCTACCACAGCACGATCACGACTGTTCTGGCGCTCAGTGATCACAGCTTGCCCTTTGGGTTTGATCTCGATCAACTCAGCACGCACAGTATTGTCTCTAGTGCGATAAGTGATCAGGAAGTCAGGCACATAGGTAGTGCCTTTGCCTGTGAGTGGGTGGCGGTAAGGTATGCGTATGCTTTCACTGGCCCACTGCAAGATGTGATCATTGGTATCACAAAATCGCATGAAGCTGTGTTCCCAACCGGATCTGTATCTAGGCGTGCCCTGTCCCACATACTTGGCGGGATTGATTACTTGATATGCGCCTTGTGCCCACTTGCTCATTGTAGCACAAGACGGGCAGCGTAGAAGTTGGGCACCACCTGGCTGTTTACTCCCAGCAATGTGGCACGGCTACGGATGTTGTTGAGATAGTAGGCCATGTTGAGATTGATGTCCATGGTTGTTTGACCTTGGAAGCCATCCAACAAGGTCAGTGCAGGTATGTTGGTTTGTTCTGCGACCTGGAACAGGCTCACGGTGAAGTTGCCGGCCGCCTGTGGATTGTCCATCTGTTCTTTGAAGAAACTGAGCACGATATCATATTCAGCAGCTGGTACAAAAGCTTCGTAACTGTAGAACTTGTCAAAGATCCTGACTGTTTGATCTATGTTTGGATTGCTATAGTTTATTGTTGCCATGATTGTTTACTTTTTAGGAAATACCCAACCGTCGGCCTTGTTGATCACAGCGCGGGTTGCGTCTGGACCATAGGTGCCGATAACTTGTTTGCCCAAGCTCACTGCTTCGCTTTGGACTATAGACTGCAAGTTCTTGCCTTTGAATGTGTTGTAGGCAGCGCCGGCTTTTTGTGCTGCACCGATTAAACCAGCCACGCTGCCGCTTTGCAAATCGTTCAATATACCTTCACCTGTGTTCAACAGACCACCTTGGCCAAATATGCTGGCTGTGGAACCTGGACGTGCGATTGGACTTCTTGTGGTATCGTAGTGTGCTGTGTCTGGCCAAGCCACGTTCTTGTCTGGTTTGCCCAGCGCACCACTGAGATATTTCACTGTCTCATAGCGTATGGTCATGCTGTGTTGCATCACGCCATTGCCTTCGGCATAGCTATAGGTGTCATGATTCCAGTTGGTGATCAAAGGATTGATCAAGATGTATCTAGCATACTTGTGCTGATCAAATCCATAGATCTGAATGTCTTTGAAGAACGGTGGCTTGCCTGAAGCTGAACTGGTTCCATCGGCAATGGATTCACCAATGTAACCCCAGTCACTCACACTGCCTATACGATTCTGTAGATAGATATCGCGATTGTTGTAACTGAAACCATTTTGTTTGGTCTGTGACTGTCCTATGCTACCATTGGTTACTGGAGCAGTGCTCACATACTGCTGTGCTGGATCTTTGTAGTAGTAGCTGTAGTACTGATACCACATCTCGCGAATATTATCACCACCATCATCGTGGAACGTGACGTTCACAGGTTCATAGTTGATCTTGGTCTGTACGATGCGTTTGCGATTATACTGATTCATAGTGGCCACATCTATGGTATACTTTGGAAGATCCACAGTTTTCACTGCTAGGCTGAGATTGTATACTTCAGTGGGGCCAAAGATCTTGGCGTTTTTGAGAGCTTGTATCTGTTCTACGTTGAGTGTAAACACCACGTGGAACAGGAACTTGAATCTGGGTTTTAGTTCATAGGCATTAGTGCGAAAGGTTTTGCTTGCGTGAGTGTAATCACGCAAGCTGTTTGTCGCTGTAAAACCTTTAAGAAAGTCTTGCCCGAAGCTTGACATTTAATGCGTCTTAGGCGCCGGTGCCAATACCTGTCACAACGTCGTTGACTGTACGGCCGATAACACCACCGATACCACCACCACCTTGATTGCCTTGGTTAGCGTTGTCGTAAGCAATGGTCAATGTGATTTCAACAGCACCGTTTTCACCGTAGTTCATTGGGCCATAGTCTGCACCTTTGAGGTAGCAGCCATACAGTTCCCATGACTCTAGCACCACTGGTAAGTTAGCACCGTTACCACCGTCCAATATTTCCAGTTTGGTCAAGAACTTGTAGTCGATACCTGAAGCAGCGGAACTCATTTCTAAGAAGTCCATCTGTTTCTGCATCTGTTCGCCGATCAGCTTGCTGACGTTGCCGCCTGCGTCATCGCGGATCACGCAAGACACTTCAGCCCAGCTATGACGACCGGCTAGCTTGAGTGTGCTGTTATAGATAGGCAAAGCGATTTCTTCAAATGTTAAGTTTGGTCTAGCAATGCTTACCACTTGTTTGGTCAACTCAGTTGTTGGTGTTGATACGCCAAGATTTTCAAACATCACTCGAAAGCGATATTTGAGTTTTGGCATCAGCATACCTTGTGTGCTCGCACTTTGGTCGCTTGCGAGCGGCACTGTCATTTTGTTTAATGATGAACTTGGCATTGTATATGTCTCTCCTGCTTTTATTTATACTAAATCGTTGGCTCAAAAATAGGGCTCAGAGGCCCTATTTTTAACCGCCAGCGGCTATTTCTCCGGTGTTCTTGATACGCAATGGAATGTAGATGAACTCAACTGCTTTCACTGGTTCAATCGCAATATCAACCCAAAGCTCACTGTTGTCAATACGAGCAGGAGTGTTATTGCTCAAGTCACACACCACCAAGTAGTCATATATGGCTCGCTTGGCAATCAGATCAACCATCAAGCTGTTGCAAGTGTTGGTGATTTCGTTACGTGTGATTTGATCATTGGGTTCAAACAAGTACAGTTTACCAATCTCTTCAAGTCTACCACGCAAGAATGCAACCAAACGTGCCACGTTGATACGATCCAATGCTGTAGTCACTGTAGTGCTGGTCTTGTTACCAAAGTTGGTAATGCCAATGCCTGGGATAAATGTGATTGGATTCACATTCAATCCGTACAAGATGTCACGCAAGGCTTGATTAACACCCAATGGTTGGAATTCACCAGTGGTAGCATCAATGTAGCCCAGTTGTATAGCATTGTCTACCACACCACGACGTGTTCCAGCTGGTGCTAGCCATGGATAGCTGACTTCGTCGCTGCGGATTATGGTACGCATCATCATATGGCTTGGTGGTTGTACCACTGGATTACCACCTAAGTCAGTTGTGGTGCAGCTTGGGTAGAATGTAGCGCAGTAGTTGCTGGTAGCAACCTGTCCATCTTCTGTGGGCAATCCAAGACCATTGTTGTTTGTGGCCCAGTTCACTAAGTCTTGACCAACGCTACCATTCAAGCGCATTGGGGTATCTCCCACAACGAACAAGGTATTGTTACGCTCATTGCTGAGTGCGATCATGTTTGGAATCAACTCAGGATAAGCAGGTGTAGCGATCAGTGTATACTGTGCTGTATCTTCTCTTGGTCCTAATGCTGTGTCTATGCCTGACTTCATTGCTTCAACTACCATCTGGCGCTGAGCCAAACGACCCGAGTACATGCTGCCATTTTGTTTGTTACCTGAAGCTGTGAGCCAAGTGCTAGTCACTGTAGGCAATGTATCATCAGGATAGCTA